CGAAATGCTTCCTACGCCAGCAGTCGTGATCTTAATCGGGTTAATAAAGTTTGTTGGGGACGATGCCAATGCATCCGCTTGTGTCGTATGGATTGATACCGCTTTGGTGTCGATGATGTTTACAAAGTAATTCTGGTTTGCAATAAGTGGTTGCGGAAGCGTTCCACCAGATGTGAATACCTGAACCTGATCACCTTGTGAAAGATAATGGTCAACGCTAAATGTCAATTTGGTTTCGGGAACGATTTCTTTGCGGATGTCAACATTAATTGGGTTGATTGATCCAGTCGTGTGAACCTCGTTTACATTTGCTTGAGCGTCAGAAATTGACGAGTAAATCTGAAGATTGGTGGCATCCAGTAAATTTCCAAAATAAGTTACACCAGATTTTAATGGTGCTGGAAGCGTCTGACCAGATGGAAATGTAATGGGATTTGCCGTTGTGATCTCTATCGTCGGAGCAGACGCGAATTGAAGTGCAGTTACAACGAACGATGTCCTAGAATCTAGGAATTTCAATGGCCCTGCTCCGACGATTGATTGGAGGGAAATTGGATAGTTGCCTGCCTGCGCATTTAACGAATCGTTGTAAATTTGTATTGTCAATGCATCCAGAACACCAATGTAATATGTTTGTCCATTGCTCAATGGAACTGGAATAGTTCCAGAGATTGCAGTGACTGACATTCCTTGACCACTATCAAGCGTGTGTGGTGTTGCGGAAGTAAATTTGTTGATGGGGCTAATAGCAACTTCACGGGTGCGAATTGTGGCGTCATCTGCCGCAATCGTTCCATATGCAAAGTCGCTTTGTGAATGAATAGAAATTAGCAGTCCATCGAGCCCTGTGCCATCTTTCAATTGGGAACGAAGATCACGATTATTACCATCGATTCCAGTAACACGAATGATCTTACCTACGTCATTTTCACTTTCGGCAACTGCAACGAGTTGTGAAGGCTGGATGATTTCCATTAATGTTGCCGTATACCCACGATCATCCCACGCCCATTCAACGGGGTTATAGCGTCCACCTTTGTTGACATGGAATTGGAACAGACGATTGCGGAAATAGACTGGAGATCCATCGATGTTGACTGCCAATGGCACGTCAATTCCACGAGGCAATGCAATCGTGCAACGATCCCAACCAGTGCATACGTCAACTTCAGCAGTCGATTGCATCCAATGTCCAGACTCCATAAGCGTCTGGACTGCTTGCGTAATCTTGCGGTAAACCCGTTTTTCGTCAGTTGTACCTAAAATCTCCGCACATTCTTCAAATATTTGCTCGACAAACATGAAGCTAAATTAGCGCATCGAACCCTCGGATGCAATAGAATTTAGAAAATCTTCTTCGCTTGCTCCCATAGCATTTTCTGCTGCTGGAACATTGCCTTCAAGCACATCACTGGTAGCCTTTTGTGACTCAATCTCTGCTGCAAGAGCATCAACTGCTCCAGCCAATTGCATTGCAATGCTGTGCAATTCGTCAAATTTGCTCTTGGTGATAGAAATGTTCACAGAACCTTCACTGGGCGTTGGCATTCCACCCATATCTGCTGGCATTGGCATATCGGTTACAGGCATCTCTGCCTCCATCATTGTGTCTTTTTTAGCCATATAAATTAATCTTCTTCTTCACCACCAATTTCGATTTCGATCTTGGCTAATCCAGATTCGATTGCATCTTCGTCATCCATTTCGTCTTCCATTTCCATTTCGGATGCACCGTTAGGTTTGATTCCACAGATGCAAAGTTCAACGCAATGACGTTTCTCTGTTTTGCCGTCACGCATTGTGGTCTCATCCTTCTCCATGGTCTTTTTGAAGTAGATTGTAGCAGTACCCTCTTTAGGAAGGTTTTTAAGCCCGTCTGCGTTCTCAAAATATAGGGATGGGTAATGGTAATCGTTTTTAGGCATTTCCATTTCTGGCATGCCCGTTGATTTTATTTCTTCACCGACATCCGTGAATCCATATGGCAATTTGTATTTTTCTTTAGTATATGGCATATTATTATGTTAGTTTAATTTGCTAATTGTGTTTGTCAATTCAAAAGTTCAGGCCAAGTGGCTTTAATTCCTGCTAAATCATCTGGAAGCGTGGTCAAAGTAACGTCACGGAGCGCTTGTTTAGCAACAACGATTTCACCTTTCTTAACTTCATCTCCAGCCTCAACTGCCTTCATAAAGTCGATGTCGAGTTTGGCAAGTTTAGGTGCGCGAGCAGCACGGAACTTATCGAGATGAATAGCTTTCGCTTTCTCGATGTTTACCTTTGCGCCAGTTTCAGCGTCAAACTCGTAAGCGTTGTAGTAATCATTATCAATGTCAACTGACTCAACAATTTTGTATTCGACGCCTTCTGGAACGTCTTTAATTGCGTCATTAACATCTCCAGTAGGGATAACTACTGCTACTTGTCCGTTTGGTTGTGGGTAAGTGATAAACATAAAATTAGTTTCCGAAGATTGCTGCGCAAATTAAACTTCTATCTATTGTACTCCCGCTTGAAGCCGTAGCAGATGTAATTTTAAAACTTGATGTCAATAAATTGTATGCTGTTGTTGATTCACTTCCAATTCCAGAACTAGAATCACCACTTGTTGCAATAACACTATAATTTGCATCTGCCATGGCAGTTGTAAAATTGATAGTATAATCACCAGTTCCATTCTTCGTAACGCTGGAGACATTGTAACTGGAGCGAATTGTTTGGGCTTGTCCGATAGTTCCAGTCCCATTGAAATTCACCCATGCTTTTGCAATCTGCTTCTGCTCGTTAGTGCCAAGTTTTGATGCGGTAACTGAACCATTGACAAGTTGTGCGGTTCCGATATTCGCACTCGTCAGCGAAGTCGTGTCGTTAAAAGTAATTCCAGATGATGTGATTTGTGTTGGCATATGTTATCCTTCGTAAGAGATATTAATTGTTCCAGCGTCAAAACTTCCTGCGGTTGGAAGTATTTGCAATCTATCTAATGTTCCAGAAAGAGTAATAGACCCTCCTCCTCCAGCAACATATGAACCTCCTCCTCCAATATGATTTGAAATCCATATATTACTTCCAATAGTTTGAATATTCATACATCCATCAAATGTAGCTGCTGCATCTGATAATCTAATCCCAAATCCGTTAGTTGTATTTAATGTTGAAACAAGAGAAACAAACCAACTTCCATTTGTTCCAGTATATCCAACACTTACTGGAGATGATCCAGCCCCAAGTCTTACTAAAATATTATTTGCACCATCTAATGAAACTCCTTTGAATATCACAGTAATCCGCTTCGCCCAACTTGGAATACCAGTAAAGTCAACCGCAGTTCCAGATGCAGTCTGTGCAGTAGCAAGTGTCAGCGAACCACCTTGAGTAAGTGAGCCAGTCACGTTCCCAACCAAGTTTCCTGTGATGCCACTCGTCGTAAATGTCGCAGATGTCGTTCCGTTTACTTTAACGTATCCCTGCGCTAAAGACGCATCGTTTTGTAGTGTTAATGATGTTGCCATATTATTTTAGTATTTAATGCAAGGTAATAAAGCCATATTTTTAGGACGAGTTTCTGATGCTGTTCTAGGAGTTCCATTTGTTCCATCAGTAACTGTTGATGATCCGAACATAGTTTGAGTTCCGCTTCTATTCAAATCTGACCCAGTAGTTGCAATCAAAGTTGCTCCACCTGCTCCTGTATCATATTTAATACTATGAGAATGACCTTGAAAAGAATCTGCAATTTTTGATCCAAATGTTCCAGCAGCAGTTCCATCCGAATTTGTTCCACTTCCTCTAACAAAATATCCTCTTAAATCTGGCAAAGCTCCAGCAGAACCATACGTTGTTCCAAGGATAGTATAAAGTGCAGAAAAGTCAGTTGTAACTCCTTGAATAGTTCCGCTACCATTAGGAACTACGTCACCATTACAAATCAAAAATCCAGTTGGTGCAGTTGAAGATGCAAAGTGGTATACACTTCCAATTGGCACTGATCCATTCCCAGTGTA